ATATGGCTTCATTATTTTTGTTTCTAAATTTTATAGCTTTTGCCATTATGACACCCTCTTCCATGCATATACAGCAATGTATGGTGGAACATTACTTGTAGATGTTGTTGTTGCATATGTACTATATTTAGCTGAATTTTTCGTCACTGATTTATCGACTATTGCATTGTTTCCTGTTCCACTTCCTGGTAATCCTGAATCTGATTCCCCATATTTCCAAGTTGTTGTTGCATAATCATATGCCATTACACCTCTATTATCTTCTCCTATTAAAACACCGTAATATGGATAATATCCTATCCTATATCCATGGTGATGAGATGTGCTTCCACCTGTGCTTCCAGCTGAGTATGTACTTCCACAGCATAATAAAAATCTATCCTTTATTTGTTCCCATTTACCTCCAAATATAGTTCCAGGATCTAAGTATGTAACAGATAAATAAATACTGCCTATTGGATAATACGGACATACATAAATAGGTTCATTATTTCTATTTCTGAATCTAATTGCTTTACTCATATTACCAACTATCCACGACATCGTATTCTAAAACTTGAATACCATTGATTTCTAACGATTCACTATTAACAGGAAAGCAATTTATTCCAACAGATAGCTTCTTGGTATCTACAAAAAATATAAATCTACCACGAGATAAAACTGCATTATATGTTGTTGTTCCAAATTTATCAGTTATTGTTATTTTAAAATCCCAAGCTGAATTTTTGGTTAACGATAATGTTACCTGTGTATTATTATTAATTGCAGTTAATGAAGAATATGTACTAGCTGTTGTTTGTTTATATTGATATTTTATGGTTACCGAGTTTTTTGAATTAATACTTGAATAAGATGCTTGTACTTTTAAATAGGTTTCATCTTCATAATTATTTTTTCTTTTTAAAGTAATAATTCCTGTAGGTAATGACCATGGCAAGAATTTTACTGTCTTTGAAGCTGATGCTGTATTTCCTCTACTATCTGTTACTTTAACCGTAAGTGTCAAATTACTTCCTGAGTTAATAACACCATAGTCAATATTCCCTGCACTTGTTAATGTTTTAGTAACTCCATTTATTGTGGCTTCATACTTTGTTATAGATGCACCTTTATTTCCAGAAGCAGAGCTAATGGTAACCAACAAACTAGATAGGTTTTGTACTAAATATTGATTATCTCCAGTTACTGCTACTGTAGTACTGTTATTATCTTTATACGATATATTAGATGACGAAATGCTTGGACTAGCTCCGGTAATGCTTCCTGTTGCACTTTGAGAGCTAGTACCTACAGATGTGCTTCCATTATAAGTTGTTATTGAAAAAGAAAAAGTACCACTATTGACGGTACTCATTAACGAATATATGGTATTGAGTTCTGCTGATGTAAAGCTGATGCTCGAACCATTTGTTACTCCACTTATTGTTTTTACTGTAGTGTTTCCATACTTTATAACCATATCATCTCTAAAAGAACTTGAATATTTTGTTATAGATATTGGTATTGCATTTCCGATCGTAAAGTTTGAAATGCTTCCTAATTCACTTTTAGCCGGATCTACTGTTAAATTGAAAGTAGCTGATGTATCATACTTATTCCAGTTGGCTTGAGCATATCCTCCGGTGTCTACTAACTCTGCATAAAACGATGTGGTTCCAGAAGTTTTATTACTTACTGTATACCATCCTGTTGTTCCTGAATATGTCCACCCTTTTTCGTTTGAATTATATGTTTTTACCTGTAGTGTTGCTACATTGCTTCCATTAAGATATAGTGGCATTTTCATGGCATTATAAAACCAACCACCAGAGCTAATCCATACTGTATACTTAAATCTATACTGCATATCAGAGCCTGATCGTTGGTGTTCATACTCTATTGTCCAATATCCTTTTGGGCTACTACACCACTGTCTTGAGCTAAATAATGTTTCCATATTCCACCTCCTATGTTAATGGAACAATTCCTATTCCTGTATTATCTGTGGTTTCTATTCCTAACCATCTTGCCTTATTACATAATGTTATTTCTTCTTCTATTACTGATTTTTTCATATGGAACTCATCTCCATTCATCCAGAATACTTTGTTACCTTTAAAATCATATCCTGCAAATTCTTCTGGATTAATTATTACCTTACTTCCATCTTTTCCAAATACACAGATTCCATTTTCATCGAATGTTCCTATTAGTGTATTTGCTATATCATAGATTTCTATTCTTCCTGCTTCATTAACATGAGCTCCTACTTTAAATGTTCCACCTTTTACAAGTGTTGCTGTCATATTGATAACATTAATACTTTGCATATCTAAAGTTCCATCTATTAACCAGGCTGAAGTAAATGCTCCATTAATTCCTGAATTAGAAAAACCAATGCCCTGTGAATTTATCATCATTACATTGGTTGCTTCTTCTTTTGGTAACCTATCAACTATTAGAATTCTATTACCTTCATATATTACATAACTATCTCCTAAGGTTCCCCATATTTTAGATGTGGCTTCATTTAGTTCATCCTGTAATTGTACCGTAACAACTTCTTTGGCTGAATTAACTGTTTTATCAGTATCACTTTTTATTGTAGTAATTAGATCTTTCAATTTGTTTTTGAAATTTCCGAATTCTATTTCAATGTATTTATCTCTTATACAGTCATATTTTAAAGATATTACATTTGTTGATATTTCTACTCCTAGTTTTTCATGCTTAACAGATATTACATCTCCTAAATCTACTACACCATCAATATTTGCTTTAACTTTATAGTTACATTTAAATATTTGATTGTCATTTAAGTATCTTTCTGCTTGGCTTCTTAAATCTTTTAACAATGCTTCTTTATAAGCAACCTCATCCAGGTTGCCTTTTTCATCTTTAAATTCTTCTTGATCTATTTCTTGGTCAAATTTTATTACTTTTGTATATGGTACATCATAAATGTCCATGTCAGATATCAAATAGACTTCTGGCAATGTTATTCCATCATATCCAACAGGCAATAATTTAGTTACAACATTATCCCATACTTCTGTGGCTTCTATATCTGTAGAATTCTTACCATATTTAATTACAACTCCACGATCCATGCCAATAGTTTTCTTAACACCTATATTCCAATTATCTCTATATAAATGTCCTCCCCATTTATCTATTACAACAGCTATGGTTTCTTCTAATGTCTTTCTGATTATCCTAGCTGAATTCAAATCAGCTATATCTGATATCATCGAGAATGGTGTTGCACTATCACATGCATTATTAAAGTGGTCTAATGCATCATTACAATTTTTGTTTTCTGCATATGCATTTACAATTACATATCTAGATGAGTCTTTCCATAAATGATTTCCTCTAACTATCACTTTATTATTTTTCTTCTTTGGATTAGTTAATCTAAATCCCTGCTCTCCCCATCTTGTATTTGCTCTTATTATCATTCCTTCTTGCAAGTAATCAATATCATCAATGGTTGATTCTATATCGAGATAATATTCTCCATTGTCTTCTATAAAAATATCAGCTTTAGTTGGATGTAATATTTTTAACCCATTATGGTTAAATAATCTTTCATTGGCTTCATAAACTTTAATCATTATATCCACCTACTCTTTGGTTCTACTTTTATTTTGGTTAAAGTTCCTGTCCAAGTAATGGTATTATTTCCAACTTTCAATTTAGGGAATTCTCCGAGCATATATCTATTTTTATATACACCATTTAGATAGGCTTCTTCTTGTAAGCTATCTATTACTACTGAAGTTTCTCCTGCTGGGAATGTATATTCAAATACTGTTGAACCATTTATAGCAACTTCTACATTGCCACTTCCATATAAAGTAATAATTGGTTTTGAAATTTCTAATCCCTGGTTATTAACCACTAATGATGTCTGAGTAGTTATTGCTAATTCTTTTACTGCTTCATTTTTTAAAAATTTAAATGGTTGAGTGTGAAATTTTACTGTTGCTGTTTTAAATCTCAACAGTTTTTCAAAATCTATCTTATCTATGATCCTACAATTATAAATTTTGTTTGGTTCATCTGATAAATTCAATGTTCCTTCTCCTGTGAAGTATTTTGCTATTTCATCTATGTCATAGTTTCTGGTTAATCCAATTTTGACATTTTTTGTATAACTTTCATATCCTAAATCTTCAATAACATCTCCATCTCTACCATCTATCTTGGTAATTGATGTTCTCATTTTAGGTTTGGTGATAGGTGGTAATTCACATATCAATAATCCTGGTATTGTACTACTCTTTATTCCCTTCCATTCTATATATGCCATTATGAATACACCACCTTTTCTACATTATCAACCACTAATTCTCCGAAGGTTTCATCAAATGCTTTAAATGTCATTCCTGATAAGGCTTCTTTAAATGCATCTACCAACATTACTTTACTGAAGTTAGTATCTATACTTCCTGCTGGATTAATATTTGTATTTAATCCTAAATCAAAATCTGTAGGTATTGCATTTTCTATATCTGTAGCTACATTATCCATCTCATCTGTAAATCCTTCTCCAATACCTAATGCTAAATTTTTACCTATCTGGTCTTCAAATAATTTTGATGGAGAATTTATTCCAAAGAATGACTTTATTCCTTTTAATATGGAATCTCCAAATCCTTTTATTTTTCCAAGAACCCAATCCTTAGCATTATTTATTCCATTCCATAATCCCTGTACTAAGTTTTTTCCTACTTCTGGGATTTTCTTTATTCCTTCTACTATTCCATCTTTTATTTTCCCAAGTAATTCTTTACCTTTGGCTATCATGTTCGAATAGTAACTAGCTATTCCTGTAACTAATGAAGATATTATCTGTGGTATTGCTTTTATTAGGTTTGGAATTGCTTTCACAAGCCCTACTGCTAATTTAACTGTTAATTCAATACCCATTGCTATTATCTTTGGTAAGTTATCTACGATTGCTTGAATTAACTTATCAATTATTACAGGTATTTTATCTATCAGGTCTGGAAGTGCATTCATCAATCCTTCTGCTAAGCCAATTATCAATTGAATTCCTGCATCTATTATTAATCCAATGTTATCTAGCAATGTTGTTGCCATTAAAATCACACATTCAATTATTTGTGGAATTAGTGTTGGTAATGATGTTGCTATTCCCTGGATCAAAGATACTATTATCTGAATTCCTGCTGATATGATTTGTGGAAGCATTGTTATCAATGCATTTAGTATCGTATTTATTACTTGATTCAGTCCTGTCATCAGGCTTCCAATATTTCCTGTTATTCCTGTAATTAATTTTTGTATTAATTCTACTCCTATGTTTAATATTTCTGGTAATAGTGTATCTGCTAATCCTAATACCAATTCTATGATTCCATCTAAGGCTATACTTATTCTTGGAACTATGTTTTCTGCCATTATCATTACACTATCTACGAAGTTTGTTATCAATCCCTCGAAGTTAGCATTCTCATCTGCTACTCCTGTGATTAAATTTGACCAAGCTGATTTCATTGCACTAACGGATCCACTGATAGTTTGTGTAGCTTCTTTAGCTGTGGTTCCCATAGCTTCTGTAGCTTCTTCTAATGTCATTTCTCCACTTGCAACTTTAGCCATTGCTTCTTCATATGATAATCCAGATATTTTCATCTCTGTTTGTATGTCATGTATGGCTTCATATACATCACTT